GAATCAATTTGAAGTTTTTGATATTCCTGTTGAATCTTCTGCGCCTTTAGCTGAAGTTCTCCAGCTTTAATTTCTAACTCTTGTTGTTTGAGTTGAGCCTCCATTTGAACTTCCATTTGTTTTGGATCTTGTTCTGGTTGCTGTGGTGGCATCCTAGAAGGATCAGTAAGGAAGTCATCAACATTTTGGAAGCCCATAGCCTTAACCAAGGCAGCTCCAAGATTATACATATTTTGTGCATTTACAATAGGCAACCCACCCTTCATTGCTTCTCCTGCGAATTGTAACATCTGAGATAGGTGCATCATCTGTTGATCTTTATTTCCATTGCCTAGAGCAACGCTAACAGTGCAGTCATATTTATCTTTCCAAGCTGTAGGGCGAATAGGAATCCATTCGTTCCTTAACATTATAACTCGCTCTTTATCTTGGTTCTTTACAAGAAGTTGATAAATGGTATTCATCAATTCTTTTACGCCCGTTTCGGCAAAATTTCTCGCAATCAATTCAACTCTGCTTTGAGCAGCACCCATTACCGCATTGACTGCTGTTGCTGTAGTATGAGATGTTAAAGCATTCTCATTTAAACCTTGAGACATTCGAGATACACCTGCTCTTGACTCTCTTACACCATCAAGATATTCGAGCATCTGGAATGAGTAAGGTTCTAATGAAGGGGTAGTCAAAGGCATAACCGCGTTAGGTGATTTAACTCTGACCACTCCGCCGGGTCTTTGTGTGAGAAGGTCGTCAAGGTTAGCTTGACCCTCCAAAACGGCAAAACGCCCGAAGTTCTGGTTGTACATGTTATCCATGAGGTTACGCATCAGCGTACTCTTCATTAATTGAAGATCCATAACTAGATCAGCTATGCTCAACCCAAAGAATTTATGCGGTATCTTTACTGGAGTAATAGAGATAAAGGGGATAATATCAATAGCTTCATTGGCAAGCACGGTTGAACCTACTGTGCATATCTTTCTTAATTCTGCGATTCCGTCATCATCATAATCCATTCGCATAAAGGATTCATGTAACCAGTATTTACGCAGAGAATCGTCATCATATTCATCTCCCGCTCCTATGCCCCAGTATTCAGCAGACTTATCAAACGCATAACGCTCAAGTCTTTCTGCGGAAAAGGCCATGAGGTCTTCATCACTCCCTCCTAGACTTTCAGCGTCAAGATCTTTATCTGGATACATCTCTCTTAATTCTGATAAGGTTTTTTCTACTCTATGACATACGAATCTTGCATCCTGTATTGTCTTCGCCTCTCTTGAAATTAAAAATTCAGAAGGCGGAACATTCTCAATGGCTATTCTACCATCATAACCAGAACGCTTTATTACCACATCATGCACAACTTCTTCAGTTTGGCTGTATGCTCCCGACTTTGTATATTCAGTATGTTGAATAACCTCTACATCTTCAGGGAGAACAAGATAATTAAACTCATCATTAGTTAATCCTTGATACTCCTCTCTTTCTGCGCTTTCATATTCATTCCACCATACCTTGACTATACCATTCTTACTTAGCAAAGCATCAGTGAACCATGAATAAAGTATTTCCCAACCATCATTATCTTTAGAGAATACATAGTTTACATAATCTGTGGCTTGTTTTGCCATAGCTACATCTTCTTGACCGTGAGGGCTAAACTTAACCATCTCATCGCCAGAAGCAAATACCCTCATTAAAGAAGGTTTAATCCATTCTATGGTATCCTGTACTGTCGAATCCACATATTGAGATCTACCATCAACTTCGTTACCGAAGGGTAGGCCATAATAATACTTCATAGCCATTTCTCTCTGATGGGAGATGGTATCCCCCATATACCCTAGAGCATCGGTAATTTCTCCCCTGACTCTGGTTACTAAATTTTCCTCAGTAATCTTATCTTTAGCCATTAAACTATTCCATAATTCCTGTATTCAACTTCATTAGTCCATGTATCATCTGAACCGGCTATTGCAAACCTTTGTGATTGAAACGCATATCGAGTTGCAGACATTAGGTCATCTCTGATGGGTACAACCTTTCCAACTTTTCTATGATACATTCTAAATTCTTCAAACCAGTCTCCTAATGTTGAAAATACTTTGAATTTGTTGTTTTCCATTGCTTGAACCATTGCCATAAGACCCTCTTCGATACTGTTTCCACCTTTGTTTTCTCCTAATGCCGGAGGGTTGGTAAAGTGGTCAAGTTTCATATTACAACCAAGATTTCTATACTGCTCGGCAAGTCCGGGGTTTCCCATGCTATCCTTCCTATTTCCATCATGCGGGTATACAATAGGAATAAATGATGGTCTTGTCTTTATGCTTGCCGAATGCACGGCAGGACTTGCTTTAGAAGCCCTATGACAATCATAGACATAAAATGTTTCTTCTTCAACATCAATAGCGCACCATACAACTGCTGTGGGATGATCCCAACCAAAGTCTATTGCCGCTATTCTAGGCCAATGATTCTCTATATTTATAGGATCTATTATTAACTTCTCTTCGTTAATGGGGAAGACAAGTCCAGAACCTATAGACGGTCTTCCATACCTACGCATTTCCCTTTCATGGGGTGAGTACGAAGATAGGATCTGTTCCATAACGACTTCACTTAAATGCCCATTCTTACCACTCATTGAAATAACTTTCTCAGATGCGTCATCCCATGTGGCATTCACCAATGCCTGACCATCCTGTAGGTTATTCATAAAAGAGGCAACTGTTTCAGTCATTCCCGCCTCTGGGGTAAAGGTCATATAAACCATCCCCCTCCTATCTAGGGTTCTGGTTACAGCTTGCGAATAGATCTCTCTGGATGGCTCCTCATCCAACCAGATACAGTCTACACTACGTCCTTGCCACTTCTCAACGCCCATCTCATAGGCTTTAAAAAAGAGAGAACTGTTGCCGCCAGTCACATGCCTAATAAGGGCAACACTCTTCGCATTAGGGACGCCGGGTTTTCTCTCGGTTTTAACTATAAATTCTCTAGGTACTGTTCCTGTCCCAAATGCTTCAAGGTCATCTGGGGAGCCTAGCAATTCAAACTGAACAATATCTCTTGTTGTTTCGTTTGAAACGCCACCTGCCCACGCGACAATAGGTTGTTTATAGACCCTTCCTTCCCACCAGTCGGGGTATATTCCTGTAAGATGATAGCTTAACTCCATGCTACCACAATAACTCTTTCCTATACGATTGGCTGCCATAAGCAACCTTTGATTAGCGTTATTTCCTGTTGCGTGAAATTTAGCTTGATAAGGATATGGATCATAATGACCGATCCTATTATACCTTACTTTGTTATATTGTCCTCGCCTTAACTCTAACTTTCTAGCTTGCAGTTCAGTTGATTTGTAATTTGTCGAGAGCATCCAGTTCCCTGTTTATTTCCTCTAAAGACATTTGATCTACATTGGTCTGTTCAATTCTTTCAACAGGTTTTAAGCCGCCTCTATCCATAATGTCTTTAGCTGCACTCAATTTGACAGCTTCACTTTCTGCGCTCTCTATTAAGTGAATCACAGCATTTAATGCGATAGGCAAATGACTTGATATATCCTTATTTATTATTTCTGATATTTCATTGGAGAATTGTTTCTTTAGGGTATATCCTTTTTGTCTGGCAGTCTTTTTAGAGTAACCAGAATCTATAGCGGATTGAGTCGCATTACCCGTCCGGCAATAATTCTCTATAAACTTTTCTTGCATTGAGTTTTTCATAATTTAAATTTTGGCCTTATACCATAGCTACTAGCCCCTTTAGCTCCTAATCCTTCTCTCACGCCAGACTGAGGGCCAAGATCCACAAATCCTCCACCACCTCTTCCACCGCTCTGTTTATTTTCAAGAACCTTCCTCCTGATCCATTGCTGAAGTTTTTCTGCTGATGACATTTTTGTACTTTTATCCTCAACATGAAATCGTGCGTACTTATTTGGATCAATAGGGTATTTATGCGTTCCAGCAAACTTTTTTAAATCAGCTTCCATTTTCTTGTAATCATATTGCTTACCCCCCCATCTTTCCCCTTTAATCATGGGGGCATTTTTAAGCCCAGTGGCTCTTAACCAATTACGCAATATGATTCTTTTGCTCTCAGCGGTCTGTCCAGAAGATCTTACATTCTGCCCCGTTTCGGGGTCAATAACCCCTAATCTTACACCTCGATCATACAATGCCGCCCTATTGGATCTATCTATGTTCTCAGCTCTAATTGCAGGATTAACAGCAGCAGAAACAGGTGTTCCGCTTGAGTATGACTGCATTGGCTGACCAGTTCTAAAGTCAGTAGGAACCTGACTCCCTACATTGTAATTAACACCTACTAGAGACTTAGGTTGGTAAGTGTATTGATAGCCGCCGCCCAAGTTGTAATAAGGGTTAAGACTGACAGCAGGATTCAGGTATCTAGGCGGATTAAACCCGCTTGGGGTTTCTCCAATCCATCTTGATCCTCTCAAATTATAGGGTCTGTTTGCCATTATTTAGCCATCTTCTTAAATGTTTGAGCTAATCTTGCTCTTCGTACCGTGGTTTTACTGAACTTTGAAGGGTTTTTTAAAACATGTCTAGCAAAAGCCTGTACACTCATACCCGCTTGTTTAGCTTGTGCGGTAAAGGCTCCTTCCTTTAAATCAGCATTCTGTATCCACTTCTTCTTATTAGCCATAATAACCTTATATATCAATAGTTTAGGTTTAAACTATATTGTGTTGCTAAAATACTCCACCAGTTAGTGGGGACAATATATTATATAATAAATTTCAGCAAAGGGGGTGCATGGGGGGTTAAGGGGGATGAGATTCGAGATTAATGGTATTAATATCTGTGATATTAATAGCGTTAATCTATGAATCTCCCTCGATATATCTCCGTGTGTGTGCGTAGGGAGGATATCATTCCATCATATTATGCACTCCCTTTGCGTCTTCTTGCTCACTCATGTATAGTCTATATGGTATTCGGATAGAATAGTAGATCATGAGACTGGAAGGAGGCTTCTTGTGTATCTCCGTTCGCTGGCGATCCAGTGTCGTGATCTAGTATTCTATTCGTATCCATGTAGAGGCATACAGAGGTGCATCTATACTTT